GTACAGAAAGGTGTGAGATCGGTCAGCATATCCGGGTTTAAACCCCGATCAGAGGCTGAACGACTCCAGAGCCATTCGGGCCATGTGTTATACGCAAATCGCGACCCTATTAGAGGGTGAGTCAAGGTTACCGCTAGCGCCCTGGCCCTTTTCGGGAGATTTTCCCAAAGTGTGTCAGCGACGCGTGCGCAGATCTTGAAACCTCCGCCCAGAGCCCGAACAAAGTTAGAGAGACTACCCCGTGTTACCCACGTCCCTAAGGCCGCAGCAACTCCGGATGAAGATTGGGCAGCTGCCCAATACTTCAGTGGCAGTCCGCTGATATCCTCTCCTTGGAAGAAGAGTTTCTTAGCGAACTCAAGGGTTTTACCCTTGGCGACTAGGCTCTTATTGAGACCTATCTCGACACCAAGAAGTCTGCACAATGCTCGGTACTTCTGAGATACACGGTTATCAGCGATAACAATGTCATCGCCTAACACCGCGTAGAGGTCAAACCAACCGCGAATTCCGCAGCGGTATGCGCAAAACTGTACCATAGCGTGGTGTGTCAGAGCAAGCATAGCCCAAGAGCTATACCCACCCATCGGTTGCCCAGTTCCGTAGAAAAGGGCACGGCTTGCTAAACCACGCTCCCGTTGGACTCTTTTGGAGACCCAATAGGGGCGCCCGACGAGGAGGTTACGCCAAGCTTTGGCGAACCCCTCCCCAAACACTTGAGCCAGCAGGATTTCCTGAATTACTACAGGAATTCTGTCGGTAGCAGCACTAAGATCATACGAATAAATCGTAGTATCATTGCCAACCTTCTTCAGGAGTCTCTTAATCGGCCGTAATTGGTCGAAAGTTCCATCCTGAGGAATTTCTTCTAATATGGAGAAAATCCAATTATGAAGCGGCTTAAGTGCCCACTGGCTCCAGCAATCTAATAGTGCTACCACGCGCACTTTCCCTGCGGCTTCCTCGAGCAGGGCCAAACGCCCACAGGCATCTGTCCCTGTTGGGTGTGCATTAGGTAGAACCTGAGAGCCTCTGCTTTCAGGATCCTCGGTCAGTGTGAACCGACCTTTCCCACCACTAGGTGGTACTGCAACCATCGGTTGCGCCCGGTGCATGGCCCTAACTGCAGGATAGAAACCTGCAGTCTCAAGTAAGAGTGTCCAAAGAGATTTGGTTGTCCCAAACCCCCCTGGAACCTCCTTAAGGAAATCCTCAAGAAGGTTTGGCGGGGTTTTCGCCCACTCTCCATCGCGCCACAATTTTGCAGCGTTAAATCGATGGGCAAACGAGGTAGGTACACCCCTTAGGGTTTCTGGTAAAGCCTGTTTGGCAAGGAGATGCTGACTACGAGTTTTACTCATAAAGGGGTCTTCCCTTTTGTCAGCACTCATACTTGCGATCACAAATGGCAGTGGACGCTCAAGGAGGGAAGTTCCCTTATCCAAGAGCTGAACACCAGAGTGTGCTTGAATCCCTGGAATGAACGTTGAGCGCAC